CAAGGGAAAGAAGCATTATGGTAGTTTACGGCTCCTATGCCTATGTGTACACAAAAGGTGCTGATAAAACCGGTACTTATATACCTTTGACTTCCGGGACTTCTTCAAATAATGAAACTTATTATATAGTTCCTTGCTATTCGCCAAGATACGATTATAACGGCGAGACATCGGGCTTTCCAGTCGATACGGTCATATTCAGAATAACGTCAAGCGCGACCTACCGTTATCTTTTGAGTCTCGCCGTTACCCAAAGGATATTCTTGGTTAATGCAAATGACAATTATAATAATGTTCAGGTATATGCGAATGGAACAAAGCAAACGTTGAATGGCGGTTCTATGCACCATTGTATGCAATTGGCAGATTTTATGTATCCGTCACCGAACTCTGACTGGTTGGGAAGAGGTCTGATGTTTGGTGCTTCAAACGACAATGATTGGAAGTGATTATGAAAAGGATAAATTTTGAAAGAATTGAGGTTTTTGTTGATATTGATAAGACAAGATGCTCCGTTGAGAACTACAAAAAGGATTTTGCAAATATCATTTATCAACTTGGTAGAGGAATAGAGGCTCATGCACTCGCATTTAAAATATTCAACTCCAATGGAGAAATTGAGTATAACGATGAAGAGTGTAATATGATTAAGGAATACGCAAGTTTATGTTCCCCAGCCTTTATTGATGCTATCAACAAATTACTATTGGAATAAAAATAATAAACGCAAACACAAAAGGATATGAACAACATTATTGAAACATTCATTCACGACCATTTGTTTTTACATTTGGTTTTGATAGCGGTAAGTACGACAGCTATCATAATCGCAATGGGGATAGATTTTATTTCGGGGATTCAGAAGGCCAAACAGCGTGGGGAACTTCGTACCTCGAAGAAGTACAAAATGACAGCGACAAAAGCGAAGAAATATTTTAATCCGTTTCTGACACTGGTTATGATTGACCTTATATGTTGCATCGTCATTCCATTTCCAGTATTCGCTATGTTATGGGCGGTTTATTGCGTTTTCTGTGAGTTCAAATCGGTACGTGAGAAATCATGGGAAAAGGCCGAGCTTCGGAAAGCGGAAAAGACCATGAGTATAATCATTGAGAATAAGGACGATATAGCACGACTGGCCGCACAAATATTGTTTGAAACACAAAAAGAAAAGGAGGATAAAAATGACACGGGGACTACGGAATAATAATCCGTTAAATATACGGAGAAATAATACGAAATGGCAGGGATTGTCTGTAACACAGACAGATAAAAGCTTCTTTCAGTTTAAAACTATGGCATACGGTTATCGTGCTGCTTTTAAAACCCTTCAAACTTATATTCTTAATAAGTATGATACTGACAAAGATGGTACGGCCAATGAACTTGAAGATGTTATTATGCGATGGGCACCGCCATGTGAAAACAATACTGACGTGTATATTGCCACAGTCGAAAAACGTTCGGGCATATCTCGTCATACAGTTCTGAACAGAAACAACCGGGAACAACTTATTGCGGTGGTAGCTGCAATGAGTTATGTTGAGAATGGCGTTCCTGCAAATATGGATGAGGTAAGGAAAGGCTGGGAGTTGATATAGGAAACAAACATATAAACGACATATAGAAGATATGGCAAAATTGAATTTTACTCTTAAAGAAGAGGGTTGGTACGAAAGCCAACCGGTACAGTTATCTACTGGGAAATTTGCAATCAGCATCAATTTTGGAGATGCAGCAAACAATAGAGTTGTTGTGTATAAAAGTTCTAATGGAAAGGATTATGTACCTTACAAAACAGCACTTAGTGTCGGAGAGTTCTGTGATATAAATGTTGACGGGTTGATAGCCGGACAGTATGTTATGGTAGGATGTAATGAACTTCCTATTTCATCTTCATTTTTGGAGAGTTCTGATAGTGGCAGCTATGCGAATAAATCGGATATTTTGGCAGAAAGCGGACGTGCTCAATTGGCAGAATCCCAACTGGAACAGTCCATAAATGCAGTGAAAACAGCATTGGATGAACTGGTTGGCACTGTTGATGCGACTACGGCCATTGATACCTTCAATGAAATTGAAACCTTCCTTGCAGGAGTAACCAATGAAAAAACTCTGACCGGAATGTTGGCTGTTACGGATGGAAAGGCTGTGACCGCACAAACAACGGCTGATGCAGCAAAAAGTACAGCTCAAAGTGCTCTTAGCAAAGCCACTGCCAATGAGACAAAGCTTAACACAATACCTGAAATGCCGGCGAATGACGGTAAGATATATGGGTTCTGTAATGGTGCATGGGTGGTTATTGCAGAAGTTGGTAAAAATGTATATACAGATTGATTATGAGGTGGAAGATAGGTATAGGAGTAATTTGGGTGTTACTCCTTGCGGCAACCTTTTCGATGTACCGGTTGTGGCAGGAAGAGAAAATGGAAAGTGCCCGACTTTCAGATAATATGAAAAGTCTCTGTACTGGACTTGAAGAATATAAGATTAGGGATAGTCTAAATGTGGTTGAAAACCATGTTTTGCGGCTTAACATTGAAGAATTGAAAGAGCTGCGGAGTGCGGATGCAAAACTGATAAAAGATTTGAATCTGCGTCCTAAAGAAGTCGAATATATCACAACCACAAAAGTTGTCACTAAAGACAGTATTGTATTTGTTCTGAAAGACAGCAGTTTCAATTATTCAGATAAATGGGTGGATTTTTATGCAAATATTCCTGATAGCACATTTACCTATGAAGTGAGAGACAGTCTTTCAAGCGCGATAAGCCGGATATATAAACACAAGTTCCTATGGTGGAGATGGGGTACAAAGGGATATAAACAAACAATAGTCAATTATAACCCACGAAGCAGAATAGTTTATAATGAAATCGTAAAAGTGGAACATTAATAAAAAGAAGGGGGCATTTCGGCTCCCTTCTCCTTTTTTAGAAAGGCAAATCGTCTTTTTGTTCCCCGAAATCCACTGGTGGTTGAGGCATGTTTTGTGAGGGTGCCGTGGTGGATGATGCTCCCTGATAATAAGTTTGGGGCTGTTGTGGCGCGGCAGACTGTCCCGGATTACGGAGTGTTGCTTTCCAGCAAGTAATGGAGTTAAACCATCTTCCCTGCCATTCATTCGCATTAATATCTATTTCAATATCAACATCTTGCCCAACGGCCAATCCAAAATTCTGAATATTACTATTCATTACTGAAAAGGCAACTTTCTTAGGGTATTGGCCGGGAATTTCCAAAACAAAGTCTTGTCTCTGCCAGTTATTGCCATTCTTTGATACACCCGATTGTATCGGTTGTGCCACGATGATTCTTCCTTCTAATTTCATAATCAGTTTATAAATAGTTAAACACTATATGTCCGTTTTTTTAAGTTTACAAGCATAATCTAAAATTCGTTCTTTGGTACCGAAACTTTCATCATTTCACCAAATGCCAAACCTTTTGATCTGACATTAATAGCAAGAATCTCCCAATAAACTTTCGGATATTCCTATACGATATTTTGCCATTTTTATCCGTCTTTATCAGCAGGATTTAACTTGTCTGACTCATTGATTGCGCGGCTGATAATATCACAATCAGTAAGTTTTCGTTGTATGATAGCCATACCCCTTTTGCAATTATCGCTTTGATTGAGGTTACAATACCCTCCCCTATATAAAATATCAGAAAGTTCATCCAATACTTTAAATGTGTCAGTGAGCCGGAGATATGTTATTCCGGTTACTTCTTTATTATATGGACGGACTTCTTCTATCCGTTTGTCAAGGGATAGGCAAGCAAGCTCTGCCATACATCTTGCAAGTTCTACTTTGGCAAGTAAGGCACTATTCTCAATCCGGCATTTGTCATACTCCATTTTAATGGAGTATTCCATTTTAAGCAAATCAGGTTGTACTTCATCTGCAACATATTGGTTGGCATCAGCCATGAAAAAAGCTCGGTTTCCGGCTATTTTATTGATTTTCTTTTCATATTGAAGCATCAACTGTTCCAGTTTATTTCCTTGCTGCTTTACACGGAAACGACAAAGCCCTGATTTGCGTAATGCACTTAACATTTCTACAATTAAGGAGCAAACTATATCATTGGTGAACAATATGTTATATATTGCTGCCAATGTGATATTTTCAGCTTTCAACTTTTTGTCTTTTATATCACTTATTTTTCTTTCCATAAGTTCATGAAATCTTTATAGACACATGGTAGTGCAAAGATAAGCACAAACGCCTCAACAATCAATTTTATTAATTGTCCGGTTCCCATATCAATCCATTCTATTTTTATTATAATTCATTTTGGCTTCAATGAGTGAATCAATGTCACATTTGAAATGGTGTAGTGTGCTTAGGGCAACAATGATTACATCTGCCAGCTCTTCTTCTACATCTAAATACTCTTTAATATGTGGAGATTTCTCACCTGTACATTCAAAGACTTCGGCAACTTCTTCAAGCAGATCGCGGTGGAGATTGTTGTTACTATCATTGTCGGGATCAATCTTTCCACGTCTTACAGCACATTCATAAGCTTTTTGTGCGATTTCATTCAGCTTTTCCATCATCAATATGTTTTATCCAGTTATTATCTTTCTCCAAGAACCATTGCCAGCCATTTTGGGGTTTGATTTTTCGTTTTATATACCGGCGAACTGTGGCATAATTCAGATTTAACTTTTGGGCAGCTTGGGTTATTGACTCGAATCTATACCATTTGCCTTCGGGAGTGATTGCGATACACGCAAAGGCATGGGCGTTTCCATTAGACCAATATCTATGTCCTTTCAAAGCCTCGCTGTGTCTTTTTCTTATTTCAACAGCTCTCTCTTTGCCATAGTATTCTTCATAGGTTTTTCCTCGTAATCCGTGGTGATAGCCTTTATTGAAAACATTATGCCCGTTGACAACCCGTGTGACCGGTATTTCAGGGTCTAATCTTAATTCCATATTATTCCTTGTTTTTGTAATTGTCTCTTCTCATTTGGTGATAGCGATAGTACATGGATAAGTCGAGTTTACGAATGAAGTTATCATCCGCTTTCATGTCAGAAACTTTTTGGGCAGGTTTGGCTACTTCAAAGAAAATTCTCTTTACTGCATATCTTCCCTTTTCAAGAGAATAACATTGCACTGATCCTTCATAAGCATAAATAAGCCCGGAGAAATCAGGGACTTCATCGGGCTTTATCAAACCTTTCGGTACTATATAATAAAAATAATTGGTACGTTGGCCGGAAGTGACAACATCAAACTTGTTCTTGCCATATTTATCACTTTTCTTTTTGTCTTTATGGAAATCACATCTGCTTACTTTTACTTCATATTCATAAGTCAGGCGTGACCGGGTAACTTCCAATAAGTCAGCTTCCCATTTCCCGACAAAAATATTGGGAAAGATGCGGTTTCCTTTTTTATCACGAAAAACATGATCGCAAAAGCCTTGTATAATATCAAGTGTTTTCATCTGATCTTTGCATGTTCCTTATCCAGTTCATATTCAAAAAATCCTTTTGCCTTATCATAAAGTCCATCCTTTATATCAGAGAAATACATAGCGGCATTAAAGGCTTTCAATGCTGCCACACGAGCTTTCTTCTTATAATAGTCTGCCCGTTTGACTGCATTCTCTTCTTTTCTACGTTCTTGCTGTTCCAAATACCGGTCAACCGCTTCTCGTCCCCAACGGAACATGTCTTCTTTGTCGGCAAAGGTGGCAGATTCTTCACGGATCAGCCTTTTCTCCGAGGAAATGACATAAGCTGATATTCCTTTGTATCTGCGAATGGAAACGGCTATGTCGAAACCTTTATAATTTTGCTGTTCGACATAGCCGCCAAGAGTATAAGGGAAGTCTGTCTTTTCTATCATACAGCTTTGATATTGATTAGGGGCACAATTGTATCAACAATTTCTACCGTAGGTTCTATAAGCTCTTTTATCTCCTGAACATTTTTGTATGCCATAGGACTTTCATCCAATGTCCCTTCACATACGGAAGTAGAATACACATTGCTCATTTGGGCTTTGAATACATCCATTGATAATCTTTCTTTAGCTTCAGAACGGGAGTATAAGCGTCCGGCACCGTGGGGTGCAGAATAATTCCAATCTTTGTTTCCCTTACCACGACAAAGAAGAATACCGTCTGCCATATTCATAGGAATCACAACATAATCATTGGCGTATGCAGCAATAGCCCCTTTACGGATTATCATATCATCAAAGCTGATATAGTTATGGACTGTCTCAACAGATATTGCAGTGTTCCAGCCCAAAGCTTTGATTATACGTTGTATAATCAACTTGCGGTTGAAAGCGGCATATCCTTGTGCAATCACCATGTCACATAAATAGTGAAACATTGCTTCATTTGTGAGATACCCGGAATACCCGGCAAATTTTTCCTTCAAACGTTGTATTTCAGCTTGCATGGATTGTGGTTCAACAGTGGATTTCAAGCGTTGAATTTCATTAGAAAAAGCTTTTTTGTCAAATTTGGCTATTTCGGCATGGTATTTGCAAACCTTCACACCAAAGTTCCGCGATCCGGTATGTATTGTAAGAAATATATTATTGGTTGACTCAGCACGCCCCAGTTCTATAAAGTGGTTCCCACCTCCCAATGTACCTAAAGAGTTGTAGAATGTAGTTTCATTTATTCCCACCTTCTTACAAAGTTGTGATACATATTCCTCACTAATAACCGGTTTTGCCAGTTGGAATTTAGAGCAGAACTGTTCCATTCTGATAGATAAGAAGGTAAACAAATTCTCCCTTTCTTGTTGGGATAAGGATTGTTGGTTAATCTCAAATCCCATAGGTATGGTGGAACGGATTGCATGATTAATGTCCGGAAAAGAATCTTTTGTTATTGCGTTTTCAATTTCTACACATAACATTCCACAACCAATATCCACTCCGATATGATTGGGATTGACACGATCTGTAACCGGCATAGTGAATCCAATCACTATATCTACTCCTTGATGGGTATCAGGCATAACACGAACTGGAACACCAGTCGTAACCGGATTATTCAAAATGTTTTGTATCGTTCCGATAGCTTCATTTTCTATTGTATTGGCAAATATTTTACAATCTTTGCCGAATTTTCCTTGTAATTCAATCATAATCAAATCTTTTCGTTAAGTTTTTCAAGAAGTTCATTCGCACAATTTTTTGCGTATTCTTCATCTTCATCATGGAAGGACTTAACTGTTATCCAAATCCACGCAAATTTGACTTGCACTTTGTAATCAGGAATGAGGTATTTCTCTTTATTTCCGCTGTGATTATCTTCTACGAATGTAGTAGTTTTATTGATTCTGTACCGTTTCATCATTATTTATTTCTTTAGAGTGGCAATTTCTATCAAGTATCTCAATGCACTTTTTAACTCCAGTATCAAATCCTTCCTTATAGCCTTTAGTATGCTCGCCTAAAACATATATAGTCATTGACAGCCAAAATAGAAGTATGCCAACGGTTTTATACCAGCATGGTAAAGATACAGAAAAGGGCTTTAAGGTGATGGAGAAATCACCGATCCATAAAAGACCGGCAATGAGCATGAGTAAATATAAGATTTTCATCATTTATCATTGTTAAGTTCAACATATTTGCCTTGTAAAGAGCAATTCCTTAAAATTTCGGCATTTTCCCGGCCAAATGCAATAAGAACACTTCCACAACCGGGGCTGTCCCCACGTGTTCCATCGGGACGGAAGAATTTTATTCGATTCCTCAAAAACATCATACCGGTTGCTTTCGTGAAGATGATGTCTTGAAACTTATTGCTGTCACACCGGTTAAAAAGTAGTGCTATACCGTTGCCGTGTTCTGCCAATTTCTCTACAAACTGCCATATAAGCGGTTTGGAGTACGGAGGATTAAGCCAAATTCGCCCCCCCCCAATTTTGTATAAGACCATTGTCCTGCTTGTTGTACATGATTTTTGCAGTAGGCCAAAGAGGGTGCATGGGGGCACATGGGTCTAAATCAAATTCACCTAATGCGTCTATAATTTCTTTCGGTGTGTACCATTCATCGGTACTATTAGACGATCTTTCAAAAGTTGTATTCATTTCTTTTATGTTTTGAGTGTTATTTATTTCTCTTTTAACGAAACATTTCTATTACCACTTTATTTTCCGAGTTTCCATCATCAGGATGTACATCAGTAAAATCAATGACAGAAAAATCATATAGATCAGGAATGTATTCAGTTTGATAATCTCCTGTATTCATTACGATATTTATTTCAGCATCCTTATTGACAACTAACATTAGTTCGTCAATCATGTCTTGGACAGTAATTATTCTTTTCATTTTTATATCAATTTTAATGCTTCCTGTAATCCTGCTTCAAGTGCTTCCTCGTAGGTGACATATACTTTATAGCCATTCCCTTTGTTTATTTCGTTCTCCATCCAGTCGCTTTCTTCTGTTGGAACATTGAAATCACAAAAAGAAAGCGTCCATCTTTTTCCAATAACAGGTTCTACATATACATACACACCTCTTATTTCACGAAGCCACTTTTGTGCAACGGACTGAGTGGGACGACTATAACACAATTTTGGCAAATTCTTATTTGTTCGGAACACAGATTGCATTATCCGATTATTGTCCTCTTTAATAATATCTTTGCAATACTCATTAAACCCTTTCTCTTTCAGCAACTTCGCTGTTTCTAATGTCACAAGTTCTTCGGTCATAATTTTATTCTCCTTTCAATTTCTTTATTAGCGCATCAGCGAAACCAAGGCTCCATTCTGCTTTCATATTTAATCGAAATACATTACTTTCTTACCTATACATACCTTGAACCTTGAAAGAGATTCACTATATTGTGTAATATTATTGGGATTATATTTGTTAACAAAACATCCAGTACGTTTATGGTATCTGACACAAGCATTTTCAGGAGATTTAGCCAATATTTCTTTCTCATCGCTAAAACTAAAAAATAAACTATCTCTATATGATACCTTATACCACTTTACTTGGCTTCTTATCTTTTTAAAATACTTTGCTTTCATTATTCCTCCTTTATTTTAAAGTGTTCAATCAGTTCATTTACGGTAGCCTTGTGAATGACGTCCAAATTCACGTCAACATCATTGTAAACCCAATAAGTAGAGAACTTGATTTCAGGACACAGAATCCATTTATCACCATCCGTAAACCATTGGTTCTTGTCTGTATCATCCCTTAATGCAGCGATAGCCAGGAAAAGTTCTTCATTCGTTCCGCAATCAATCCTTCCTTTCTTGGTTACGGTATCTATATCATATATCACCCCATATAAATTCCCATAAGATGTTATGATTGCTCTTCCTTCTTCAATGCTTTTATGACTTCCATTGCCGTCATAATTATGTGCATCTAAGGTTGTATTACCAAAATTAAGTATTTCATATCCCAACTCTTCCAGCTTCTTCCGAAACTCCGGTGTGTTTTTGCGTATAAAGCACTGTGTTGTAAATCCCATAATTATTCCTCCTTTCCAACTTTAACATATCCGTTTTCGATGCACCAGCATAACATATCGTAGGCTGCATCGATGAGTTCTTTACTTTCTGTAATCTTATAAGGTTCCACATACAAGCACGTATAGCTATCTGCAAGTTTTTGGATGGTCAGCACTTCTTTGCCAATAAAACAAGGCAGCTTATCGAGAATGTCCTGTAAGGTGTAAGTTGTACGATAATAGTCGTAATTCGTATCGGCATCCAGAGAGGTTACAACCATGTTATCTGGATCTGATTCACTCCACTCGAAACACATGCTTGCATCGCTCGTATCAAACCCAATCTTCTGCAAATGTTTCATCTGTTCAACTGATAACACCTGTTTCATTTCTTTTCCTCCTCCATTTTAATCTCTGTTATTTTACCACGATTGACAAAACACTGACCTATTCCCAAATCTAGTATGGAACAATAGGTATCATCTAAAATATTACAACATTCCCGGTATAAGGAACACTCATTACAAAATCCTTCTGATGATTCATACAGTACCCCGTCAATTATTATTCCGTTATTTATTTCCATACCATTCATTCATTAAGAGTTACACCCAAACATAATACTTTGTCAGACACACCTACATCATCAAATTCAAGTTCTGAATAACTTGTTTCGTATGGATAAGGATATATCCTGCCGTACTTTTTATGCAACTCGATTATTTCTTCATCCGTCAATTTGCGTCTGACACGCATCTCGATTTCGTAATCATCGGAAAGATTCTCAATTATTTTTCTAAGTTGTCCTACGTTCTTTATTTCCATATCTCAATCTCCTTTCTCTTTAATCCGTTCAAGTACATCCTTGTTGGCTTCGAGTATATCGTCAAAAGACGGAATAGGCATCCACATGTCACACTCGTAGTCGTTCCAATCCTCAAATTCAAATCCTCCGTCTGTCGCAACGTATGGCGATCTCCCAGGTGAAACAACGATATAGCCACTAACAATCGCTCCATTTGATACCATTCTGCAAAGGACAAGCTTGTTAGGCTCCGGCAACCGTTCCTTAACACTTATCCAAGGTGATTGCTTTGACTGCCATTCGGCACCAGAAATAAAAGATTCATAACTCTGTTTATACACTCCATTAATAAATCCACTTATTGTACCTTCGGCATCACATATTTCAAAATGCGTTTGGTGCTCTCTTGCCGCTTCTTCTACTGTCTGTTTCATATCTATTTATCAAATAAATTAGTTTGAACCAACGTTCCTCTCTCTGTTTTTATCTCCCCAAAACATTCCCGGTGAAAACGTTCTTCTTGTGCTTCAAAGTATTCTTCATCTATTTCGGTTGCATAGAAATCGAATCCAAGTCCATAAGCAGCTATTCTGCTGCTTCCTGAACCTAAATGACTATCAAAAATTTTGTCTCCCTCTTTGGCGTTTTTTCTTAATATTTCAGCATATAATTTCACTGGCTTCTGACAACGATGGATATTTCCACCTCGTTCTCCAATTGTACACCGGTTTAGAGTTATGATCCGAAGAGCCTTGTCAAAACTACTCCATGCCAATTCACCATCAGACATAGTTAATCCATGTTGTCCTTTATCCCAAACAATCCACCCCATTTTGGGAGGAAGATAGGTAGTAAAGTAGTTACCACCAAAAATTATTTGATTCTTCGATACCCTGAATAGTTCCTCAAAATATTTCTTTCCGGGGGGGGGACTTATCCCAATCTTTTCTTTTATATTGTTTAAAGCCTAAATGCTTCGGCATCCCACCTTTATGCATTATGTCTATGCCATACTGGGGATCGACTATCGCTAAATCAAAGAACTTATCAGGAATATTTTTCATATATTCCATGCAATCCATATTATAAACTTCACTTATTGGCATATTGGCTCCTTTCTGTACTATTAATAAATTGGCACATCATATCCTTTTTCTATGAGGAACTTTATAGCTTTTATTTTTAAACGTTCTCCATACCATTTTTCTGTTACGTTTTCTCTATGATAATGATAAGATAAGTCGCTAACACAAAAGAAGAAAACCAACGGAATACTTTCAATTCCATCCTCTTTTCTTGTAGATTTATACGATATAACGACTGTATCAGAAAACATGGTATTGTCATATTCCAGTAAAGTGGGATAATTCCAAAAATCTAAATGAGCACAACAACCTTGCATCACGGCTAATTGTAAAATATCCTCTTTTGATATTTGCATTAAAGATTTGTCGCCAATAGTTATTTCTTTCATTTTATCAGATCACTTTAATTCATCCTCTAATATTAATCCTCCATTTAGAATATGATTACGCATACCTTTACTCAATGACATTGTTTGCTTCAAACTGGGGCGTACCCAATTATGAACTTTCACGTATGACGGTGGAGCTTGTTTTGAAGATTTCGTGTGCATCATATCCCCTCCGCATTTACATCTCATGATGAAGGGAGTTACACCTTTGTCTTTGTATAGAGTTACCTTATAATTATTGCATTTATTACATTCATATAGGTTATATTCTCCCCGGCCATCATAAATTTTAGCATCTTCAATACTTGCAACCATATTATTGTATTGTTGAGCTATATTATCTTTACTCATTTAATCCATATTTTTCATTAAACATTGAATCTGCTTCTTGAAACTGTTTTGTAAAGCGATTCTTTTTATAAACTTTCGGTGCAGTACATCCAGTTAGCAAAGCAAGGAGTGTACAGATAAGCAGTATTTTCTTCATAATATTTTTATTTATTCGTATAACCCATGGAACAGACTCATGCAGGCATATCCACCTTCTGGCTCGAACATATCAGGGGTATGTTCTTTAACATATTCCAAAACTTCCTCTACATAAGGATATTGTTTGTTCTTACAAAATCTTTGAGGTATGTATGATGGAGGGAAGAAGGAATGTCCTACGCTTTTCTCTGCTTGAATCAGACGTTGACACATTTCAGGATCATTTTTGGCTATAAGTTCAATTTCTTTGTGCCGACACATAATACATGGGAAACATCCAACACGTGAGAATCCGCGATAATACAATGGATTCGGTTCCTGCCCTGCATCCAGTATGCAATCTATAACTTGCTGCGCACTCCATTTAAAGATTGGCCTTAGAACAGAGGCGTCATATTGGGAACACCATTCTTTGACATCTTTACTTCGGTAATTTTCAGTTCTTCCTTTTTTATTAGGTTGAAAATACGATTTAAAGTACATACATTCCTCTTCCATTGCCGCACGTGCTGTACTTTCTCCGGCTCTGATACCTTGTATGATAATGCAGCTTTCTTTCAAAGAAAGTACATAATCAATCATTGGCTTCATTTTTAGTTCACTGGTACAAAACCGTGCATTCGTGGAAGGAAATCTTTTCTTATGAGCTGCTAAAGACACAAAATCGTATTTTGATTTGAGAGTTATAAGTTTTACTCCCATTTGCAGACAAACATCATTCACATGTTTATATGTGTCAGGGTGTTCCCAACCGGTGTCACAAAACACAGCGGTTAAATTCCCCCCCCCATATTGTTTGAAGGCTTGGATCAAACATGCTTGTGAATCCTTACCACCTGAAAAACTTACTAATATTTTCATTTTTATGTCATTTCAATTTTTACATATTCATTTTTATTAATCCCGGCACTACCTTTGGGAGAATACACTAATCGGCCTCCATTATCCAATATCTTTTGTACATCTTTCATAGCTTGGTATGCTTGGGTATAGTC